GTCGTGCCGGTCGTAATGAGTTCGGTCTTTTGCGTCATACCAGTAGACAATGTATTAATGGTTCTGTATAAATCATTAAACCATTTCTTCCAGACCCACCCGGAAACGTTTGGATCATTAATTGGTGGTTTTTTAATGAGGGCCACAATTAGGCTGTTCCCATTGTTAATGAAACCTCGGCGGATTTCATAGAAAATGCACCCGCACCCTGATAGACGAAGGCAAAAACAGCATTTCTGAAGGCACCGAAGTTATTTCCGTATATACGAGGTTGATCTTCGCCGTCATCTGGAACCTTTATATTTCTTGTATATAGTTGCGCTGACGACCCATACTTATAATCCTTCTTTAGTATGAGTTTATAATACTCAGGATTTGATGCTGTTATAGATCCGTGTTGAACAATTGGATTAATTTTGAATTTATGTAAGAACTTACGATTTTCTGTACCAAAATCGATATCCGATGAAGACCAACAAGCTACAATTAAATTGTTACTGGAGTCTGAATAATCATAGTCATAAAAGTTATGGCGACCAACCCATGAAGCATAAACACCTAGATAATATCTACTGTCGGGGATGAGGCCATTGCAACTCGGTTGCATAAAAGAAATGTCAGCAGCACTCCAAAAATATAGAATAGGTAGACCACTATCTGGATTTATATTAATCCCGAGCGTCCACCAAAAATTATCACGAAGATTCAACATTAAACCTTGTATTGTATAACTATAAGTATTTGTGAATGCTGGTTCGCTAGTCTCTAATGTAAAGTTAGCTTTATTTTCCAAAAGGAATTCATTCTCCGCGTTAACAGAAACGTACAACGTCTTAATGCCATTTATTGCCGTTGCTTGTAATACTGTGTCTCTATTAAAAAGATAATTGCTAGTTTTACTTTCATTTAAGTATTTACTAACTTCTCGGGTTGATACTAATACTGGTGTATATCCGTCTAACTTATAAATCTCTGTCTCGGCTGTATTCGAAAGAGATACCCAATATACAACGTCATCCATGTTTATAAAAGCTTTTCCATAGATGCAACCAAATTTAATAAATGCTTGAGATGTTCGTTCTAATGGCGATCCTGTTGTTGGATCATTTCCAACATCATCAAAAAACTCAATAGACTTTTCACCAAATGCAATTAAATGATGTTTATAACGCAGTAGACCAACACCCTTGTCAGAATACGATTCTGCCTCCAAGAAACCAAGGGCACTCCACGTACCAATAGAGTCTGTATTACTATTGTAGATTCTACCATCAGAGGCCATAACATAACAAATCTGGTTCATCTGAACTAGTGGTCCGACAAGATGCACATATGGTGTTTGATTTGTCGGAAAATCTGCATCTGAAATCTTTGTTAATGTGGTTGCTGAAAATGCACCAGAGCTAGTTAAAGCATAATATCCCGCAGAGCTAGAAGTGGTAGTTGTAATCTCAGAGGAGGCTCTAGTTATAATAACAGCAACACCGGGAACATTGCCAATCTTAATCTCGGACAAATACACAGAACTATCCTCGTCTACGTCAACAGCCGGGGGGCCAGCAACAGTAGCAATAGATCCAATCTCAGTCCATACAGAAGATCCATATTTTATATGAATGATTTTGATTGTACTAACACCAGTTCCACTATCTGTATGTAAATAAGCAGCAACCCAATCATAAGGACCAAGTTGTGTCATTGGTAAAAGATCGCGCAAATGCCAATAGTGTGTTGTTGCAGATCCCTTTAAACTCGGAATACTTGTGTAAGACCCAAATCCATTACGTTTTTCTAAAATAATTCGATTCTCTCCGGTTAGAGGATCGACTTGTGCTACCGGCACAAAATTGTACGCCGAGGCAGCTTTTGTAGAGAATACTTGAGTACTGGGGAAACCCTCCCCGACACCGCTCTTGCTCTTCGGCAAGTAGAGAGGCAATTGCATTGTAACGTTTGTAACACCTTGGTTTGCGGGGTTAGCCATTATAGTTTGGTTGAATAAATAAAGAACCCTCTTCCGCACCACCCGAAAGAGCCAAAGCACGAGCCTTATCAGCCGCTTTCTCTACTTGTGAAATCTTAACCGGTGTACAGCCATACTCATGAGATAAATCAAATGCAAGCATCCATGCAAGAGCATTGTTCCAAGAAGACGGAAAATCTGGATAATCTCCAGAAGCATCAAAATCTTCAAATGGAAATTGACCAATCACATAAATCTTGTTGTCGGCCACAAAACTTGCAGAGGGAGCAACATAAAGATTAATAGTACCTTTCATTTCTTGGCTTGCCTCACCTTGATTGCCCGGTGGTTGATAATTGAGAATGCTAGGGACACCCGCCGTTGTTGGATTGGAGAGTAAATAATAGTCACTGCGAGTCGCTAATTGCAGTGGTGTTCTAGCGTTGGTTGTATTATGTTGATACCACGCTTGATGGATTCGAAGAGGCGGTCGTTTATTAATGGTTCCACCAACGTACCATGTGTATGCTGTCGTATTAGCAGTTGGGGTAAAGGAATCAACAGTCACTTTCCAGAGAGGCATACCATCAGCTTGTACAGCCTTGACAATTGCATTCAGGGCCGTTGCTCCTTCGGTAATTGCACTAGTTGTAGGAGTTTCCCCTTGACCAATAGCATTGATACGCCTCAGAGCAAGAGTGATAATATTGTCTCGGGTGAGAGCCCAGTTATTTGATCCAGATGTAGCCATCAGAGAACCTCAAGACAGGTTGAAAGATCATATGCTTTAATGACACCATTATTCGTTGTGATCTTATAATACACTTGGTAATTATCTCCAGTAGTTGCATTTGCATCAATATAGAATCCACCAATGCTCATCTCACCATTACCATATAGATACTGTGGTCCAATAGTTTTCACAGCAGATCCATTTTTATAGAGAGCTAATTCTAAAGTACTCTCTCCCCCGGTTTGACTGAGGACGTATTTGAATGTGAACTTGCGTTCAGCGTTCGAGTTAGGAACATACTGGAAATTAGTAACAGCATCGAACTCAGCAAGAACATCAGCAGTTTCTTCATCAAGATCCAATCTCGTCCAAGTGTTTGCAACGGGAGTAATGTCACTAGACACTGTTACAAAGACCCGTTTCTTTTCTTTGCTGTCTCGGATATACGGAAGTTTATGATTGTCATTCTTTGGTTTAAAGAAATCGATCGGATGCCGTGGTTCCCAATCATGCTTGCATACTTTCAGACCATCCCAACGAGTAAGTAGTTCATGAGATTTATACTCAAAGCCGCAGACATCACACTCAACATTATAACTAAAACTAGTGCCGACTTTGCCCATAATTAACCAGTTCCCATAAACAAGTAGGAGTGCTCAGAGGCAACAGGACCACCACCAACACTCATGTCCTCTTGTAAAAATGTAACACAGATCTCGTGTCGTCCGACTTTACCCACATTGCGTTGTAAGATAGCCAATCCTTTACCAGCACTTAATAGGATGTCGTTGTCTTCATGGCGGCTATTATAAACATTGCTTGGGTTTATAGACACTGGCATATTAACAGTTTGCCCAACTCTGGTGCCAATAGAAGATCCAATATTTTTACCTTTCCAAGCTTGGCTAATAATTGCACCATCTTTCCAACCCCCGGTCTTTACAACAGCATTCTTGTACAGTTTAATATCGGTATCAAATGAGTTTGTAGAATCATAAGATACAGCACTAAGAGTTGTATCACTATAAGCCTGATCAACATATTCAAATGAATACTGTGGTGGAACAGATTCACCACACTCAGTCATTTCAATATTAAGAACCTCTAGAACAACACCAGAACTTGCACCATTTAATAGGGTTAAAAATGGAAGCTCTGTTGTGAATTGCCGAGATCTAACCAAATGACACGCCCCTGTGGATGCATTACGAATCCAAAATGAAACCTCATACTCAACTGTATAAAAGGAAATTACGTTTGGGTATATGGTAATTCCTTGACCCTCTCGTAATGTTATCTTTTGCATCTCGGCCGTTGTTGCATCCTTCCAGATATGCATCCGTGAGTGGCTCAAATTGCCCATCATACCAGATCTAGTCGTATATCTAGCTAATGCAGTTGTCATGTGTTGCGTTGGGACATTCAATGTAGTCTGTAGATTTGCCCCAGATGTTGTTACTGTTGTTGCATTTTTAACAATAGATATTTGACTTGGAAGTGCTGCGTTATTTGTGTCTAATGAAACCGGAGTTACAGTATCACCACCTGTTAATGCTGTAATGCGAATAACAGCTACCTTTACTGGTACTGTGGTTGTTACTGGGTTTAATGCATTAATCTCAATACTCTTAATCCTGACTCGTTTAGTACTGTCTGACCCATTGAAAATACAAAGCTGTGCAATATGTTCTAAATAAGGATGTCCTGTAATAACAGTGTTGGGAAGTTCTTGTGAGAACTCCCCCTCATCTGTTGTTGTGGTAACCTTATAGGTTTCCATTATTCCTTCGTAAATTCAATCCAAACATCAAGCAGACCAGCCGCTCCAGAGACGTTATAGACCATAATCATATCGTTCTGTCGAAGAGTAATTGGTTGTACATCAGAATGTGGTTGCCACTCATAGAGAACGTTTAAAGCAGGGAAACACTCAAGTTCATCACTGGTTGCAGAGGACGCGGCTGCTTCATCCGAAGACCAGATAATACGACGAAGTGTAGCTGCTGTACCACCAATAGTGCCTGCGTGCCCATAGGTGGCTGTGGTTGGTGCTGTATTGGTTGTGTCATAGGATGTTGGTGTAACCGCAGTTGGTGTAGTTAAAGAACCACCAGTATACTTACGAAGCTCAATTGAACAAACAACACCAGTAACAGCAGCGGTTTGAGCATTGCAAAGTGTAATACGTCGTATCTTTAGAACCTCAGTTGCATGCCCATTTAGAATTGCAGCCATATTTTTTGTCGCCGCAAAAGCCACAGCACCATAATAAGCATTGAATGTTTGAGCCATTTATACCATTCCTATTGTAAGAGTAACACGAGTTATTGTAGAAACAGATTCTATTTCAAATCCAAAAACATCTCCGACAGCAACCGATGTAGTCCATGTGGTTAAAGAAGTATCACTAGCAATTTGTGCTGCTGTTAAAGTTGGTTTTTCTGTTCCTGTAATGCTGTTAGCATTGGTGGGAATACTTGGATTAGCTGCTTTCCAAACATCCATAACAATACTGCCAGATTGATCTGCTATAATATCCCACCGATTGATTATACCAGCCTTGGTACAAACAATATATCCCTTAGTGCCGGTTGTTAATTCTGAACCACCACCATCTACTGTTATACCAAGAGTAGGATAATCACCAGCTATATCTTCAATTCGGCCACCATTTTCTAAAACAACACCACTCCCACCACTAATGTTTGTTATTGGATCACCCGTGGAAATTGAAATATTTTTAACTGTAATTTTAGGGCCAGTAAAAGCTCCGGTTACTGTTCCAGAAAAATCACATGAACTGTTATAAGATACTAAAGCAAAACCATCTGGATATGTAGGAGATCCAGAAATAGAATTACCGTCACCAACACGGACAAAAGAATTACCGATGGCTACAAGAGCGCTTGTATAGTATAGAGAACTACCATTAACAAATTCATTATCAGCTACATAACCAAAAAGACTATCATAAAAACCAATGTCCCAGACTTTATTATATGTAAATGTTGCACCCATTGTATAATATGTTTCTATATCTCCTTGTACCTCAAAACCCGTCATAACGTATTGTCCGGCAACGCCGAATCCTACCCATCCAACAATAACAACATTTGAGGGTGTGGACGTATTACCAACCAGTTTAAAATTGTAGTTACCAGAAACTAAAGCATCCTGTACCCAAAGATCTTCAGTATATGTTCCATCCGCGACATGAATTGTAGGATAATATCTGCTTCTATAAAGTGTTGTTACTACATTCAAAGCTTTTTGAATAGTTAAAAAAGCCCCTCCGGGAGTATCACTAAGCCCATCATTGCTATCGCTTCCGTCGGGTCTAACATAGTAATTTCTATTAGCAGTTAAAACTTCTAAGTAGGTACCAGAACCACTACCACCAACGGAAGTCCAAGTTAGTGGAGATAGATCTGTGCATTGTTTTAAATCTGGGGTAACTCCAGATAAGTCTACCCAAAGATCCCCCAGATTCGGAGTTTGTGGTTCTGTGTCACCCCTGAAAATATCAGGTTGCACAAAAGAGCGTGACACACCACTACCAAAGGAAACAGGCATTTATCGAAGTAATTTCTTCAGGGCTTCTTGCTTTTCTTCAAGAGTCTTTGTTAAGCCAGCATTATACTTAACCATACGAGATAACTCAGCTTCTTGAGTAGCAAGTTGTTCTTTTTGTTTTTCCATCTCTTCCTTCCAAGCCGCTTTCATTTTTTCAAATTCTTCACGGGCAGCAAGGAATTCTGAAGATTGCTTTTGCCACTTTTCAACACTAGCCTTATGCGCTTTTTCGGTGGCATCTAAGGCAGCAGAATCTTGATCACACTTCTTTTGTTTCTTGGCAATTTCAGCAAGTGTGTCACTATTCTCTTTCTTGACTTTGAGAGCAAACGATTCAAGATCTTCCTTCTGAGCTAAAAGACCTTGCCGAGTTTTAATCTCAGCAGACACGGCCTTTAACTCATCTAGGAACTTCTTACTTTTAGTTGGATCATTGATCAGTTGTAAAAATTCAACTAACTGGTCTGCAACTATTGTGCTATGTGCCATTTGTTAAACTCCTTGCAAAACAGTTAATGTGACTGTACCAGATCCATAAACAGTTACATTTAACCGGATAGCTGCAATAGCAGCAGCATAGTTACCATCCATATTTGTTGTTTCTCCAGACACACTTACATGATCAAACCATGTTGGTGTAACAGAAGAATCAAAAACGTTATCAAATGTGTGTTGCACTGTATATGTAGCAGATCCGCCACCACTGATAACAACGCCGAACCCAATATCCATATTGGAATGACGAGATACTGGAATTGGTGTCGACGTTGTAGCAGACGAAAGGGTAACAGAGGATCTCATGATCTACACTCCCTTATCGTTCAATAGCCGCGAAGATGTAATCAACGTGCATTGTTTTGGCAACAGCCTCACCATTCTGCATAGCAAAAGAAACGGTAACTGGTGTGTCAGGTAAGTAGGTGGCTTGTGTGGCAGTCAGATCCATTGTACCAATATGAACATCATTCACAAAGTACTTAATGTAACGCAAACCATCATACTCAAATCCAACGGACATATAGGCGGTAGTAACGGTTGCAATTGCAGTAGCTCGTAACTGACCTGTCGTAGTATCTTTTTGACATCCAAAATCAAGGTTCGTATCACCATCCTCTTTCGAGAAGTAGATACCATCGGTAAAACCGTCACCATCAGTAGAACCAAGTAAGGTTGTATCCAGAATAGCAAGTCCAATTAAGAAATCGGATTGAGTAGCGTCCGAAACTTTAAAACGAGCCTTAAACCAAGCTTTCTTGCCAGCAGTTAATGTAAAGTTTTCAGTTGTTAACTGATGCTGAATCGAATCATTATCAGCGGCAGCATTAGTAAGCAGCAAGGCACCAAAAGGTTCATCTGCCGCCAGTGCAGAAGTGCCAGCGCCAACCGCAGTTCGGGTCCAGTCACCAGACACATAAATTTCAAAGTCATTAAAATATTCATAGATCTTCGTCGGATCAGGACGAGGGTAGTTAAAGAGTGTAGTACCACGATTTGCCGTCGAAACACCGGCAGTCATACGAACAGGACTAGGCATAATTCATAATCTCCAATTAAAAAACTAGCGTGGGAGACACACGGGAGGGCTATTAACCCTCCCGCTAGTCTTCTTTACCGTTTACGCCCCCGCAGAGCCGTAAATTTGCTTCTTATCAACACAGATGAACGAGTACCGGGCGGTAGCCTTGTACAGCGCATTATCTGTGGTGAAGTCTTCGTCCATCGAGAACGTGTCAGGACGACGTTCCAGATAGGTCATGCCATTCGGAACGTTGGTCAGAATGAACCACGCATCCGTGTCAGTCAGGTAGTGGTTAACGATAACACCACCGGGGAAGCGGCTACGAACCACGTTCTTGGTGTTGTTATTGGTGCCAACTTCATACTCTGTCTGCATGATCTTGTTGATTTCAAAATCAAGATCAACAGGCACAACAATCTTCATCGGACGAACAGCGATACGCAGACCACGGTCGTTCGTGTACTTACCGATGTCGATACAAGCTTGCTCAAGGGCAGCTTCCGAGATATCCGCCGCAACGGCTAACTCGTTAGACCAAGTACCCCCGGCAACGTTCGGGTGATCGGTGGCAATCAATTCCTTACCATCGCCAAACGTGTAAGTCGAGTTGAACGCTCGGTTGAGCAGTTGCATCGCCAGCACTTCCTTGGTTTGCCGCATCGAGTAGGCCAGATCAGCAGCCTTGCGCGAAGCAGTACCTTGGTACTGGTTGTCTTCGATTAACTCTTTCGAGATACCGAAACCCAGACCATAGGTAGCATGGATCGCACGGTCGATAAAGCCCTGCTGTTCGATATCATACGAGATCGCTTCGCTTTCAGGCTTTTGTTGAGCAAGACCAAAGCTGGAAATCGAGACATACTCTTCCCAAGCCTTCGTGGACTTCTCTGTTGCATAGATCTTATCGTACTCTGTAGCAAACTCAGCATACGATTTACCGTACCATTTTTTAACGCCGGGCCAAAGTGCTTTCGCAAAGACGGCGGTTGAAATAGGAGTCATATTATGTCATCCTCTTTAATTAAGCGCCAGCAGGCCAAGCGGCCATATGCGAACCACCGGTAAACGCAACATCAAATCGCGCGGCATCAACCCCCGCACCACCTGTGTTGAACGCATTACCAACGCCCTTCGACAGTCCTAAAATACGAATTGGCAAGGTTGCGGTTGTGTTAACCGAATCCGAGTCAAGCGCAAACGCCGAAACACCCGTTAACGCATTACCAGCCGTAAGGGTGAAACCAGCATTTAAGCCAACCGACGCCGCAGCAACAGGAGTCACTAAAGCATCTTCTTGGATGTCAAAAACCACGTTATGAATCGGGCAGACCATCACAACACGGTTGGTACTGGCAGTACGATGCTTGCGCATCAACGCGTCAGGATCAGGAGCAAACCCAACCACAACACCAGCAATATCCGTGGTAACAGTACCAGAAGCAACCACAATAACTTGTGGCACACCTTCCATATCCATACCATTTAAGGTCAGGCCCGCCGCTCCCGAAGCGCCATTAAACTTAACAACATCCCCCACAAAGGTGGCAGTACCATCCGAAGAGGGAATGTAATAAGTACGGACTAAGCCCTTCCAATCGCCACCACTGAGAGTTTTCTTAGGACGAAAACCAGAGGGTGCAACTAAATTAGCCATTATAAGTACCTTTCTTTAATAACCAATGGTGGCAAACAAACAAAGGAAACTACCACTTACCGGAAGGTAACTTTCATGTTACCCGTAAGACCTTTGACTGTTTTCACCTTTTCTTTTATGTATTCCTCTCGATCAGCAGCATCTTTTTGACTGGCCGCGTTTTGACGATCAACCCATTCTTCAATGGGGATGCACATCAAATACATCGTTAATCCGAATCCACCCGGTCGAGTGACTAAAGAGCTTTTAGATTGAGAATAACTGGCATCACGGTCCCCAGCTTGGAGTTGCCCGTCTTTACGAACAAAGTCGTAACCTTCTTCTTGACGAGCTTCAATATTACCTTCCCTATCTGCAAACCAGTGGTAGTGGTAATTTTTGTGATCCAAACCCGGAACTGTCAGTTTATTTCTCTTAGCAAATACTGGAGGTCGTTTGGGACGAGATACAACTGTCTCAGCATCAACCTCGCCGATTGGGGTTTCCCCTTCGGCCCTCGCAACTTCACCTAATCTTTGCATGCTAGCATGAATTTCACGTTTAGGACGAGCCATTTTATCCTCTTTCTAATTTAGTTAACGTAATCGTCAACATACTCTTTTTTACTAATCACTCCAGACCTAACTAAATCGATAACAGCACGGCGGGTATCAGCATCCATTTGTCCCACAATGTTTGCGAACTTGGAATCAATTGACCCGGCGCTATCGCCGCTACCTCTTTGTGTCTGGTTTCCTCTTCCACCCACTGTAGGCTGAACAACTTTTGTTGTCCCAGCAAACTTGTGAGCAAAGTCCTTTTTTACTTCTTCCGAAAGCCACGAAAGAGCAGCTTCCGGCGTTGTATTTGGATTACTCTTGACATAGGTTGCCATGATTGCATTTGCATATTGGTGCAACTTCATGTCACTAGTGTACCAGTTGTTATCACGCAACCAGTTCTGGTACATCGCACTATTTTCAATCTCTTGTTCAGCAGCATTTTGAGGCAGCACAGGCTGTTTAACTTCTTGCATAACCGTCTGCACAATCTGGGTTTGGTGGTCAATCCGGTCATCCAGATCTGCCACAGTCTCCAAATCTCCAGCTTTCATCGCCTCACGCTTTTGACTTTTCAGAGACGCTAAAGCATCTTGCTGGCCTTTTGCATAGGCTTGACGATTGTACTCTGTCATCCTAATAAAAGCCTCTTTAATCTGTTTAACTTCTTTGCGTAACTGTGATTGTTGTCCGAGAAGTTCACCACGATCTAACCACCAACCAGCTTCTTTCCATGCAGAGGGGTCGCCTCCACCGTTAACAAAGTCGTCCTTTGGACGCCATCCTTGGGCATAGGCGATCTTTTCGATCTCCGACATCCCACCGGTTTGCTTGGTGTCTTTTGTGTTTGGTATTTGTGTGGTAGTATCAGGTGCAACACTACCAGCATCACCATCACCAGCATCTTCTAACCCTTCCAACTCCAGAGTAGGATCTGTATTTGGTTCTTGCACAATTGTATCTTCTGTTGGGGCCATTGTCATTTTCCTTTAGTTTTAACTAAATGAATGTCTTCATCATTCAGTAGAACATACTTCTGTTTTGTTTCTGGATCAACCCAAGGTTCCCCAGAATGTCGTGCATATGTAACCCTATCTCCAACCTTAACAGGGCATTCAAATGTTTCCCCATTAACGCTACGAAAGTAAGCCTTAAAAGCCCATTCCCCAATATCAATCACAGTTCCCATTACTGTAGCACTCTCAACCATCTTTTCCATCTTCTCTGGAAGTGCTACCTTAAAATTCTGACCACGAAGAAATTCAGGAACGTTCTCTTGTAAGATATCCTCTAGTTCATCTGGCCGAACCAGAAGACGCCAACCGATCACTCGATAATCCATGTGCTTTATTCATCCTGTGTGAATGCAGGTTGCCAATCGACAAGTTCCGATAACCCCGAAACAAGACCTGATTGAAACCTATCCCTCGACGGGTCTATACCCGCATTTTGAACCAACTCTCCTGCCAACGTTTGAATCCGTTCGATTACAGACTGAAGAAACATTTCTGTGATTCGTTGCTCTCGCCAACTTAAAAAATCTGACTTTGTAACAATATCCTTTTCCATGCTTTATCTACTCCTATTTCAGTTTAGAACTACCCTCTCTTGCTTTCTCTTGCCTAGTCTCACGCATCTGTCTTATTTTTTCAGCGTGGGTTTGTCGATTCTCTGCAAACTTAGATAACATCTCTTCACGCGCCACGGAAGTTTTGATTTGGCTCGCCCTCTTTTCAGCACGGGCTTTATCAACTCGATTGACCGCATCAATACGGCCCTTCATAGCACTTTCACGAAGCTTCTGGTCGCGTTCAAGTTGCTTTGCTTCCATTTCCTGCTGCTTTTCTGCATACTTGAGAGCAGCAAGAGCCTCTTTGTGCTTCATTTCTTGTCCACGATCCTCTTGTTTCATCTTAAGTTCAGCTTGTTGTGCTTCAATGTTAGCTTGAACCTGCATCATCTTTGGATCCGGCGGTGGTTGCGGTGGTTGTTTTGGGAAAGCTTGCTCGTAATTGGGTATCTCCATAATTTCCAGACCCCACCGAGTTAACCACATTGGATCAATAGTTCCAAGAGGCAGAATCGCCTGAACAACCCACGCAAACTTCTGTTGTTTTACAGATTGGCTATCGCCTGTTGGGTCAGCACCCGGAATAATACTGTATGCTGGTAACTGATAGTCCTTCGGAGCGATATCTAACCCAGATTCTTCGGCTTCCTCCATCACTAAACTCGGATTGATCTTGTTCAGGTACATTAACTTGCGGTATTCTTCCCCAAGACTCCTGAAAACACGCTTATAAACAGCCGTAAACACGGCCATAGACTGTTCTACTGTCTGTTGGGTAGTGGTGGCAGGGGTATTCTGTCCCGGCATCTTCCCGACGAAGATTTCAGCCACACTTGCAAGTTGCATACCAGACTGAATAAGCATCTGGATGAGTTGCATAAGTACAGGCGATGGTTCTTTTGTTGGAAGTGGTACAATTCCATTCTTTAATTCATCACCACTGGCATTAACAACCTTCCACTCACCGGGTTTCATCGGTGTCTGGGCCATATTGAGCCGTAATGTCTTCGACAAGAACCCAGATTGTAAGTTATTTATCTTACCACCATCAATAAGCATATTGATCGTGGTGTTAATTGCATCATTAATTGGTCCAAGAAGTAAGCCATAGCCTACTCCATACAGACTTCCAATAGGATTTTCAATAAATGTAAAGGCAGTATAATACTCTAGTGGCGTAATCCTCTGAATTTCTCCGTATGTATTCGAGAAGATACCTTCACTAGTAAATCTAACTGTTACATTTACAACCTTCCGTGTCTTTTTGTGGATTGTAATAATAACAGGTTCTTCATAACCGTCATCATCGAGATCCCAATAGGTATGACACTGATAGAAAACGTGGGGTGTAGCCTTATTTATAGATGGTGCAGTGTCGTCCCGCTCAAGACGTTCTTGATCTGGCTCGTAAGCCTCGGGTTCACCATACTCAATGTCTAGGAACTCTTCGTCATTCCTTATTTTTTCTTGAATCTGGTTGTTCGTATATCGGAGAACTTCTGTTTTACGGTACGCTTCAGCGACATTAGTCGCGTGGTAATCGATAATGAAGTCCTGTGGATAAATGATGTAACTGCAATTTTGATTTTTTTGAGCGTCATAGTAGGTTTTCTTAAACATACTGCCAACAACCGAAAGGGTCATGAGCAGCTTGTCCATCTCGATTTCCCACTTCTGGTCTTTTACCATCAACTGCCACGACATATGTCTTGCAATTTTAGTGGCAGTGTCAAGATACATTGAATTAACCGAACCGGGAATCGCACGGGCTTTTACAACAGCACCATCGCTAGTGACTAGGGCTGGATAGGACCGAGCCGAGAACTGCATGGCAGCAGTGGCAATCAGGGGATATTTGATATTACTGGAATCCGGCCACGGCCACGTTTTTGTTTCAGCAATTAAAAGAGCAAGCTTATAGCCTTCTTCATTCTGGGCTAACCAATCAGTACGAGATTGCTCATCCAATGTGATTCCATCAAGTATCTCTTCTGCCATTTTATCAAGCAGCAAAGTACCATCATCCTTCGACTTTTTCTTTTTTAATTGCTTGGCGAGATTTGTATTTAAAATAATAGATTCAATACTGGATGTAGCTAAGTCGGGCTCTTCTTGTTGTTGTTCTTGTGGGGCCATTTGCCCTTGACCCGGCATCATCATCATACCCATCTCTTCGGGCATTGGTTCAGCTTGCATCATAGGATCTTGTTGCATCATGCCACCCATCTGGGGATCTTGTTGTGGCTGCTGTTGCATCATCATTGCCATATCTTCAGGTGGCATCATAAGTTAGTTTTAGTATCCTGTTCGTTTGCAACGCCCACCTTCGAAAAAGGCGTTGTGACTTTTGAATTCTTCATACTCGGTTTCAGCAAGCTCCTCAGGAGTCTCGGCTCGTGCAACCGTGTTAAGCAGGGTTCCAAGGATTGCAAAGGCGTCAACTTGGTCGTCATGGCCGAGTGGGAACTTTACGAGTTCTTCTTCGAACGCGGGCCACCACTCCGCGTCTTTGTTGAACTTGACGCGGTGCGCTTTGACACGGGCTTTGATGGTAGATGCGCGAGAGTCTTTGTCAATGGAACTTGCGAAAGCTTCATAGTTAATGAACGTGTTAGCTTCAATTTGTCGCACCTTTATACCGGGTAACAGCATATTCAAGATCGATCCCTTTTCAAACGCAAAGAACTGCGGATCGTATGTTTTCTGAAGTTGTATAATCATTTCAATAATATCGTGGCTATCCATACGTTCCCGGATGACGTGTTCAACTTGGAGCATCTCGTCGTCACCCATACTAGCCACTACAAATACGGTGTAGTCCCGTCTTGTATTTAAAGATGTTGCAAAGTCAGTTCCAATATAATAATACCGGTGCTTCTCAAAGTCACTGGGCGACATTGGAATCATGTCTGCCTTCTTGAATCTGGAGTTGGCCTCGTCAACAGGATCGTTTAAGATCTCGGCACTGTAGACATCCATAAGACCGCTTGCCTTACAGTGCTCTTGGTATTCTCGTAGTTTAGATTCACCACGATAACTCGGCCACAAGATCTCCGAGAAGTCATTCATACTTGGGTGTGCTCTATACAAAGCCGCAAGCCAAATAGATCGGGGGCTAGACTTAATTCGTAATGGTGTTACATCAACATTTTTCGAGTTTATCTTTGGCATCAGGTTTGCAAGGAGACTGTCCATATGCAAGATAGTGCCAACCACCCGTATAACGCCATTACGATTTAACATCGGAACCACAGAACCGGCGAACCACCGCTTAAATCGTTCGCGCCGTTCTGCATTTAGTACAATCTCTTCATTCTCCAGATCGTCGCCAACCACGAGGTCCGGTCTATAGTTATCCCACTTAAGACCCCGCACCTTCTGGTTACTACCTTTAGCCATAACCCGAGCTTGAAACCCATCTTCAAAATCTACAATGAAGTCCGACCCTGTATCTTTAGAAATACCAGTAACCCCAAATAGAGCTATCAGTTCTTCGTTGTCTTGTAGTTCCTTCTTTAAATCCCCAAGGAACAGGACTGCCTGTGATTCTGTGTCTGATATAATAACTATAAACTTGCGAACGTGAAACAGGATAGATGCAAGGGTATAGCTAAACGTGATTGCTGTTGACTTGGCATGGCCCCGTGGGGCCGCTATTGCCACGAACTTACGATCACTCGTTACCATCTCCCACCATTCGCGGTGGCATTCTGGGATAGCTGCCGATCCATCAAAACGATGCAGCAAGAAGGTCGAGACCAGATTCTCGACCAACTTGCTTGTTAATATAATAGAACTGGGTGCGGTACTAGTAGCGATAGAATTAAACCTGCCCCATTTTATCTTTCGTTTCGACACACCGGAATTCAACAAAAGTGGCGTCTGGTGAAAGAATGTTCTTAATGTCTTTCTTTTGCTTTTCAGCTTCAGCAAGACAAGTTTCTTTTGTTTTAAACTCATGCGGCTTGTTTGGATTGCCATTATTAAAAACAGCAAATTCCATGTTACCGCCGTAGAGATATACCATAATTAAAACAATAGCTGTCATTTTGATCTAGACTCTTCTTTCTTGGAAGTTTGACTGACAAGGCCGCCCTTCGAGTTACGCTTAAAGCTTTCATTGGCGCTATGGTTAACAACTCGAAGGTTACTTTTTGCATTAGACCCGCCCTTCGATAGAGGTACTTTATGGTCTATTTGTTTATTGTCGCCCTTGCTAACCAACCCCTTTTTTAAAGCTTCGCGTCTAGCTTCGTTGCGCATAACGCGCTTCGCTATCTGATCTGGTTTACTTTTATACTTATTCTCTTGTTGATAATCTCGTTTATAACCCGGGCTGCTCGGCATTCTCAAATACTCCTGTTTCAATATTTGGTTCTACATCAATGAGAGCAGGTGGCTCTACAACTTTATTCGTAAGCATCTTGGCAATCTTTTCGAGTTTATCTAATTGCTCTTGTGCCTTCTGATCCCGCTGGTCACGAAGCTCGTAAGCCGTTCGTGCCTTCTCCACCATATCGCTAGCCTGCACCCCAACCCGCATTATTTCAACAACCTCACGAGCCGTAAGCGGTTTACGTGCTATAGACTTGGTTTTAAAATCGTAATACATATTGCCGTTGTCTAACATGTCCTCAAGGGACACAGATGCCTTAGACAACAAATTAGATACTTTAGTTCCCAACTTGATCTTATTTCCGTTTTCAAACTCAATAAACTGCTCTTTCCACCATGGACTGTACTTCCACTTTTGCAGGGTTTTGATAGGAATGCCTAATTTATCAGACACGAGGTTCATGTTTCCAAGAGTAAGATATAATGTAAATGCTTCCATCCTTTGCTTCTCGGACCACCAACCGTGCTTGACTCCAACAGGTTTATCAATACGAACGTGCTTAACTGGCATTTTAACAGGACTCCCTTATATTTGTATTTAACAGGTATGTATATATATATATATATAGTATATACAGCGAGTATCGAAGATACGAGCTACATGTTTTTATAATAATAATAGTAGTAATAATCTAATATTAAACTAATCTATAACATTTTATATTTATATAAAATTTATAGATAGAGTTCCATTATGAATAAGTCAATATATGTTATATATATATATAGTATAGCTTAAGTTTTTGTTTTTCATATAGCTATACTTAAGTCTTTATTGACTTAGACAGCTAAAAAGGGAAATAGTTCCCGAGAATAGCAACT